TATTGTTTATAAACTATAAGAGAGAAAATGGAAGGCAAAGTTAAAAATCCCGCTTTTAAAAAACGCGAATTGAAGATTACATCAATATATTCTAGGTCCTTGATGACTAGAAATATAATATTAGAAATAACACATATAGGAAAAAATTTAAAGGAAATTATCGAAAAAGAAGTAATATATAATTTTGAAGGTAAATGTGACCAGCAAGGTTATATTAAACCAGGCAGTATTAAGGTAATTACTTTTTCTAGTGGATTAATAAAAAATGGTAATATAATTTCATTTAGTGTAGTTTTTGAATGTGAAGTTTGTTTTCCTGTAGAAGGAACCCTTATTTCGTGCAAAGCAAACAGCATTACAAAAGCAGGTATTACTGCGGAAAGCACGAATGAAAAACCTAGTCCAATTATTGTTTTTATTGCAAGAGATCATAATTATTCTAATTCATATTTATCTGAAATATCAGAAGGTGATAATATTACGGTAAGAGTATTAGGACAACGGTTTGAGTTAAATGATAAATTTATTTCGGTAATTGGCGAACTTGTAAAACCTCAAATAGTTAAAAATAAATAAAATAAGGTTAAAAAGATAACATATTATTTTTATTATGGAAGCGAATACAATTACTAATAATATAAATAATTACTCTGTTAGTGAATTGAATTATATTAAAGATATGATAGAAAAAATGAATAAATTTAATCAAGTAGAGGCGTTACGGATTTTGAGTAAATATAATGATATAACATTAAATGAAAATAAATATGGGGTTCATATAAATTTGACAGAACTTACAAAAGATGTTTTAAAAGAATTAGAAACATATATTAATTATGTAAATACACAAGAAATAACCTTAAATGATATTGAAAAACAAAAAGAAGCATATAAAAAAAATTATTTTACAAAATGTAATAAAGATAACTAACTAAATATAAATATAACTAACTAAATATAAATAGTGCTAAAATGAATAAAGACCTTTTTATTAAACATATTCAAGATTGTATGTTTAATAATGCAACAATTTGTAAGTTTATGAATTCCGAACAAACAAGTGCGTCAGCGCCACAGTGTAATAACTTTCCGCAATCTAATAACTTTTCGCAATCTAATACCTTTTTTACTTCATTTGATAATGATAGTTTATTTTGGTGTTTATATGTTATGAATAATGGAATTGTAAATTATACATCATTATACAATAAAAATTTATTAGTTGAAAAAAAACTGAAAATTGAATATATAGAAAAATTGAGAAAAAATAAAGAAATAATTAAAAAATATAAATTTGCTTCATTGATAAGTATAGAAGATTCATTAGTAAATGATAATGTTATTAATATTTCAACATTTTTATCTCTCTGTGTATTGGATAATATAAATATATTTTATGTGAATAAAAAAACATATTATGAATTAAATCCAGATAATACAACTAATACAAATAAAGTATATTTAATAAAATATATAGACGATAAAAAGAAGTATAGTTTCAAAGAATATAAAAAAGACGATTTAGATGAATACAGAAAGAATTATTATAAAATAGATAACTTTGCGAAGCCTATAAATGCAGAATCATATTATAAAATATGCGACTTATTAGAAATTTGTAAAAAACTTGATATAGAAACTACTTATAAAGAAAAAGAAAAGATAAAACAGATAACTAAAAAGGGGTTATATAACTTAATTATTAATTATTTGTAAAAAAATTGAACTATAATTTAAAAATAAGTCTAAATATATATTATTATAATGTCTTCTATTGAAAAAGAATATGAGTTTAGAGAAACACCGCAAGAATTATTAGCGAATGAAGATTTAACAGAAAATATTTTTCAAAAAAAAATTAGCGCAAATATGACAACACAAAAACAGTTAGAACAAATGTTAAATGTATATTTTAATTCAAATGGTTACTTATCAACCGACCAAACCCACGAGATTGAAGTTAGGTTTGGTACAAAAAATATAAAACCTATCAATAAAACAGATTATGATAATGTTATTAAAAAAATAAAGTCATTGGGTTTTATTTCGTTAAATGAAGCTGGTGAAACAAGTCTAAAAATACAATCTGAATATATAAATAAAAGTGGAAAAATTGAAGTGTCAAATAATGTTAGAGTTGAAATTCAATCTCTTGAAGAGATACAAAAATATTGTAGAACAAATAGTTTAAAAGATATATACCAGAATAACCCTATGATAATAAATTTTATAAAAAAAGTTCCAAGATTTATAGATAATAAGAAAATATTCCCTGTTGATTTTGATGACTTTAATTTTAGAGTTTCATATCAAATAGAAGAAAATTTGAATCTAGGAATTAAAAAATATATTATGAATAACTGGGAAAATAATAAAAAAGTATTTAGATATATTAATCGTGTAACTTTTAAACATCCTTCATATCCAGTAAATATAGATATAAGTATAGTAAAAACATCAAAATATAATAATGTTGATAAACAGTTAATATCAACGTATAATATAGAAGATTCTGAAGTTTTTAAAAATAAAGAAAGAATTGAGATTGAGTTAGAAGTTGTGAATAAAGAGGTTGGCCCAGGAACCGAGTTTAATACCCCCAATAAACTAATTGTCTCGTTAAAGAAAGTGATAAAGTTTATTTTAAGCGGGTTACAGAGCACAAATTACCCGATATCATATAAAGAACAAAATGATGTTATAAACGAATATATGAAACTATTATATAAAGAAAGTTATAATCCCAATAAGATAACATTACAGAATTTTATTGGCCCACAATCAGTTACACTTCAAATAACAAATATATCTAATAATGATGAAAATATAAATACAACAGAGCCAAATATTCGCAATAATTATGTTGTGACTGATAAAGCAGATGGTATAAGACATCTATTATTTATCAATAAAGATGGTAAGATTTATTTAATAAATACATTAATGAATATTATATTTACAGGAGCGTTAACGTTGAATAAAGATATTTTTAATACGATATTAGATGGAGAGTTAATTACAAATGATAAATATGGAACATATATAAATTTGTTTGCTGTATTTGATATATACTATGTAAATAAGCAAAATGTAAGAGCATTTCCTTTTATTCATAAAAATATAAATGAGATTTATCAATCAAGATATATGTTGATGAAAAACTGTATTGACAAATTGAATCCAATATCTATTATGAGTATTAATAAAACTCAACAATTAAATTCACCAATCATTATTGAAAATAAGAGTTTTTATCCTAGTAATTATAATGAAAAAGATAATATTTTTGAAGCGTGCAATATAATTCTTACCAAAATTGATTCGGGATTATATAAATATAATACAGATGGTTTAATATTTACGCCGTCATTTATTGGTGTAGGTTCTAGTAAAGAAGGGGAGGCAGGTCCATTAAAAAAAATGACTTGGACAAAATCTTTTAAATGGAAACCCTCAAAAGATAACACAATCGATTTTTTTGTAGTAACCGTTAAAGATGAAAACGGGTCACAAGATATTGTAAATACAATTTATGAATCTGGAACAAAAACTAGTTCTATTAATCAATTAGTAGAGTATAAAACAATTCAATTGTGTTGCACATATGATAAAAGTAGGCACGGTTTTGTAAATCCGTGCCAAGACGTTATAGACGATAATGTCCCAGAATATAAAAATACAGATGAAGTAAATAGTCATACAAATAACAACATGCCAATGCAATTTTACCCAGTAGAACCATATGACCCAGAAGCAGGATTATGCAATATTATGTTAAAACTAGATGAAACTGGTATGAAACAAATGTTTACTGAAGAAAATCAAACATTTATTGATAATATGATTGTTGAATTTAGTTATGATATTTCAAAAGAAAAAGGTTGGAGATGGATACCTAAAAGAGTTAGATATGATAAAACAAGCGAGTTTTTACAAGGAGCAAAAAATTACGGTAATGATTATAATGTAGCAATTAGTAACTGGAAATCAATTAATAATCCAATTACTGAAGATATGATTAAATCAGGAGAGAATATTCCAACCGTTACAGTATCACAAGATATATATTATAATAAACATGATAATACAATACAAACAAAAGCTATGAAAAATTTCCATAATTTATATGTAAAAAAATTATTAATTAAAAGTGTATCAAAGAAAAATGATATATTAATTGATTATGCTTGTGGAAAAGGCGGAGATTTACAAAAATGGATAAGTTCTCAGTTATCTTTTGTGTTTGGTATTGATTTATCAAATGATAACTTAGAAAATAGAATTGATGGTGCTTGTGTAAGATATTTAAACTCGAAAAAAATGTATAAAAATATGCCGTCTGCATTATTTGTTAATGGTAATACTGCATATAATATTAAATCTGGAGTAGCAATGTTGAATGATAAAGCAAAACAAATTACAAATGCAGTATTTGGCACTGGTCCAAAAAACGAAAAAATATTAGGTAAGGGTGTTTTTAAGCAATACGGCGTCGCCGAAAATGGATTCAATATTTCTTCGTGTCAATTTGCGTTACATTATTTCTTTGATACAATAGATAACTTACAGGGTTTTATGAGAAATCTTGCCGAATGCACAAAATTAAATGGTTATTTTATAGGTACGTGTTATGATGGAAAAGAAATATATAATTTATTACGTAACAAAAATTATGGTGAATCTATTCAAATAGTTAATAATGGAAAAAAAATATGGGAGGTGATTAAAGGGTTTGATAAAAATGTATTTGAAGATAACGCGGGGTCAATTGGTTATAGAATTGATGTATATCAAGATTCTATTAATCAACTTATTCCAGAATATTTAGTTAATTTTGATTTCTTAAATAGAGTATTAACTAATTATGGGTTTGAGTTAATTAGCGATAAAGAAGCTCTCGAAATAGGTCTTCCTGCTCCTAGTGGAATGTTTCGCTTATTATTCTTGAATATGATTCAGGATATAGAAAGATATAAAAATAATAAGTCAGATTATCTAGATGCGCCAAATATGAATGATTATGAAAAAAATATATCTTTCTTGAATAGATATTTTGTTTATAAAAAAGTAATAAATGTGAATGTTTCGAAAGTTGTGATAGATGTAAGTGATATTGAAATAAACGCAACCGAGTTAGCGTTGAATAAAAAAGAAACTGAAAAGGCTATCGTTATTGCAAAAGAAACAGTAAAACCACATAAACCTAAATTAAAAAAGTTACCTGTTAAATTATTATTAGAACCGGCAACAGAAGCAAGAGAAGAAGAAGAAGAGAAACCAATTATAAAATTAATAGACAAAAATATAAGCAAAATTGAAAAGGATGAGAAGGTTGAAAATGTTGAAAAGGTTGAGAAGGCTGAGAAGGTTGAGAAGGCTGAGAAGGTTGAGAAGACTAAAAAGGTTGTTAAAAAACGAACGAAAAAAAATTTACTAATTATTGAAGACTAATAACTTGTTATGTAAAAGATATAAAAATTGTTCAAAATAATATATAATAATAACGATGAGTTATTATATATTACCAAAAATAATGAATAGAATAAAATTAGATATTAAAATGAGTAATGTAGAAGAATTGAAACCTTATATATCTCAAACATTTATAAATTATTACAATAATATATTAGAAGAAATTACAAAAAGTATTTCTCAAGATGTTCATAATAAAATATACGATTTACTGCAAATAATAACACCAAAACATAATTCTGTTAGTAAATTACAAACAACCCGCGCACTATTTTATGATTTGGTTGAGTTAATACAAAATATAAATATGTTAGATTACTATAATTTCAATATACTGAATGCATTAATAATTGGAGAAAATTATGAAGATTCTCTAGATTGTTTAAAGTTATTGAGAGAAAATAATAAAGATAAGTTTACGTGTATTAAAGAATTTAACTCGTATTTTATAAAAAAAATAGAACGTTCAAGATTTAATTTGATAATATATGAAATTGCAAATACTAGTGAAATTAAAGTTTATATTAATAAACTATTAGAGGTTTTATTTATAATTTTAAAAAATTTAAATGTCTACGGATGTGCAATTATAAAAGTAAATAGTTTAGTTTATGAGCCAACAATTGAAATTTTATATTTGCTATCTTCAATGTTTGAAGAAACCATCATAATTAAACCGTCCGCTATCAATATAACAAAAATCGAACATTATATTTATTTAAAAAATTTTAATTATAGTATAGCACATTATGATTTGTATAATAATTATTGTAATATATTAAAAGATTACATCATACGTGAAGATAATAATTTAATTTATAAAATAATAGATTTTAAAATCCCATATATTTTTTTATCAAAGTTAGATGAAATAAATATTATGTTGGGTCAGCAACATTTGGAACTGCTTGAAAGTTTATTGACTATTTTAAAAAGTAAAAATAAAGAAGAAAAAATCGAACTATTTAGAAAAAAAAATATACGAAAAAAGATAATTTTTATAAAAAATGACTGTGTAAAAAATGATTGTGTAAAATCATAATATTATAATAATAAACTCAACTTATTTTGTAATGGGTTAACAGATGGAGTGTTACAACTCGTCGATGGCTTGTTTTTATATAGAAATGGAATATTAGAAGGAACTAAGTTAGCTATGTTATTTTTTGATATAATTTGACCAGCAGAATTTCTATAATATGATGCAGCATTTTTCTCAATAGTGGTAACATTTAATTTAAGAGTTTTAGTACTACAATCAACAGAACCTTGCACAGCGAATTGTGGATTATTTGGTTTGTATACAGTTAATTTACATCCGTTAGGATTTGTTGGTCCAGATAATGGCATTCCATAATATGGGTTGTTTATAAAGTTTGCAAATACAGTAACCGAATTGGTCGAATAAGGCAATGGTAATCCTTTTAAAAATAAATATAAATCTTTTAAATTATTTTGATTTAATTTAATAAATGAACTATATTGTAATTTAGTAATTGTATTCGTATTAGTTAATAAATCTAATAAACTATATACCAGATTTAATTCAGAAGCTTGATAAATTTCTGCATTAGGTTGACAGTTTGCAACATAAGTATTTGAAATAGCCAAAGCACTTCCAGGTTTGGCAACATCTATCATTGCTTGTGTAATAATGGGGTTAGAACTCGTATTAATGTTACTATGTAAATCGTAATTATCATTTTTAAAGTTAAATACCTTTTGTTCATATGTTTTGCATCTATTTTGAAGATATTGAAAATGAGTAGTATAATAATTTTTTTTTAAATTAGTATTTGCATAGACAACCCGTTTTAGTGCCTTTTTTTCTTCATTGCAACATAAAATTTTATTAGTTGTGTTTTGTTCGGGATTATTTGTTAAATAGGTTTTATTAGGATAATAAGTATCAACAATTCCTACACCTTGACAATTAATACAATCATTATTTGATTGGATTGTTTCATTTATTTCGGTTACAGTATTTTCTTTTATGTTATAAGACCCTGGTTTATCTATCATTACACTTAATAAACCTCCTCCTCCAGTACCTTGACCCAATTGTGTCCCATTACTAGATTTCACTTGACGATTTAAATTATATGATATTAAGTTAGCTTCTGACTTTTGTTGAAGAGTGAATTTACTTTGCAATAATGAGGTAACATTTGGTATTGTTCTTCCTTTTCTATAATGTTTTAAAGGGCGCGCTTTTCCAAACGGCGAATAAAAAACATTTCCAGGATCGTTATTTGTTAATGGTCTAATATGCCCAGGAGCTATCCCAACAGGATTGCTATTTACACCAGCGCCTTTCCAAGAAGCATATCCGCCTTGGTTAACATAATTATTATAACTTTCCATTCCTACTGGATAAACAGATGTTCCCAATGAATTAAAATTGGTATTAAGTTGAACTTGCATTTATATAATTATATAAGAAAATAAAAAGAGTATATTATATAAATGTTGATTAATTTATTAATAATACTATTTTTATTGCTTATTATATACCAATTTGTTGTTGCATATTTGAATAATACGATTGAAGGGTTAGAAAATAATGAATATCAGAATTATGATAGTAATAACGTTATTATTTTAGCACAACAAAATGCAGGAAATATTCAAGTATTAAAACAACAAATAGACAAAGTATTAGGTTTAAATAAGCAAGTTCAGGATTTAAGTGGAAATGTAACATCGTTAACAG